TGTGGGATGCAGTCGGACACAAAACAAAAACATAGTGAGGCGTTACCATTAGGTGAGTCTGCGACCTATGAAGCCCAACCTATCGCCTCTGGCGTGGGTGGGTAGTTCACATAAATTAATTGCATATATATTCGAAGGTACAAGATTCCATATTGCACAGGTGATAAGGAAAAATATGACAATTTATGAATTAAATGATGATACTGGGACCTATGCTGATTTCCATAAGGAAGAATTTACAATAAAGAATATTAGAGAAACTTTATCTAAAGATATTAAAGATTTACAACGTGATCCACAAAATACCTACATATTACAACAGTATATAGAGTTATATGAGAGGTTAAAACCTGTATTGTTTAAAGGTAAATCCTATGAAAAGAAAAAGCCTAAGTAATACTTAGGCTTTTTTTACAACATCTTTTACGAAAGAACGTAACTTACCATCTTCCAAGACGACTTCAAAAATTGGTACCACTTTAGGGTATTTACGTCTTAAATCATCGTCAGCTACCATCATAGAGTCGATTTCGTACATGTCTACCACTTTACCTTTTAAAGGTGGATTGTATGTGGTAATTAAAACCTGTTGGTTTAATTTAAATCCTTCTATTATTATTTTTTTCATTTTTCTGAAACTTTTTATCACCCGTGTCAAAATAAATGTTTGACATTCTTAGGTCTGTGTTATCTCCTGTAAAATTAATCATTTCTCCATCATAGTAAACCTCACTGATTAAAGAACTAATCATCGCTTCTTCTTTTTCGTTTTGAATTTCTTTTTCAATGAATTTAAACTTCCTTAAATTAAATTCTTCTTCGGTGATGAAAACCACATCCATAAAAGTACCTTGTAACTCCTGAATGATTGTAACAACAACATCATCAGTTATTGGGTACATATAACCTTCTAAGTCCACTAAATCTACATCACTAAAACTATAACTGTCAAGAACATTTATTGGTAAGTTTAATATTTCTTCATCATTTACTGTGATAATAATATCACCCTTTGTTATCCCATATTCGTGGAAATCTTCTCTAAATTCATTCCACTGTTTTCCTAGTTTCTTTTTTAATCCTTTAATCCATATATTATCAAGGGAAGTAGAATTCTTAATTCTGTTGTAGTCTTTCTTTGCGACAATGCCCCTCGCCACATCGTAGCCATACCCTATAAGGGTTATTCTTACGATATCCATTTTTCAATAAAATTTTTTGGGTTTTATTCAATCTTCCGACGGAGTCAGAAAACATTAGTTTATTTGAGGTAATACCTAACATGGTTAAGATATATAGTAATAAATATAACGTACACCCAATCAATAGAATAGTCCACACTTATTTTTATCTAAATGTTGATTTTTAAATAGAATTAAACATATTTATAATATATGTTAATAGTAAAAGTAAAAGAAGGAAAAGGTGGGATTGAAAGAGCCCTAAAAGAGTATAAATCTAAAGTGATTAAAACTCGTCAAATGCGTGAACTCCAAGATAGAAAAGAGTTCGTGAAGAAATCTGTAAGAGAAAGAGAATCTAAAAAGAAAGCAATTTACGTCAGTAAAAAATATAGAAAAGAAGATTAATAAAAAAGGGGACTTAAGTCCCCTTTTTTTATAGTATTCTTACAACCCATATTCTAGCGTCAGGAGTTGTGACAAACATATTGGTGAATAACGCGTTGTTAATAACCCAATCGTTGATGAAAGTTCCTTGAACTTGTCCACTCCAATCACCACCTAAAGTTGTGAAAGAGTAAAGAGACAAACTCTTGTTGTTGTTTCCAACAATACTCAAAGAATAGTTACGAGGAGTAGAACCGTTGATAGTATATTGAGTTGTAGAAATAAACTCCAAAGTATCGTTAGGTAATTGAGTTACAAAGTTTTGTACATACTTAGTAACAACCCACTTAGTACCAACCAAAGTTGTTGCTGTGGATGGATTACCAACTACACCACTGTAAGAGTATCCTGATGGTACAGTGTATTCAGTAACAGTGCCTGTGTAACCAACCTTTACAAAAGTTAAAACAGTATAGAAAGTAAAGTTATTAACACCGTCATTACCGTTACTTTCGTAAACCTTAACGTTCATTACATCATTGGTGGAGTTTAAAACTTCGATGTTACGAGGAGAACCATTCTCCATACCGTAAACATTGAAGATACCGTTGGTGTTGGTATTGTAGTTATAAGTAGAACTACCATCTAATACGAATTGGTTAGAACTTGTAAACTTCCAAGTAGTCATACCCTTAGAAATCATATCAAATGGAAGACCAGATGAAATGAAGATATCTAAGTTACTAGAGTTCTTGATAGAATTGAAGTGGTCGTAATAGAAAGTAGAACCGTTGTCAAGGTTCTTCACATAAACTCTACCACTATATAAACTCCCAAGTATAACCTATTGGGTTAACGTTTGCTGGGTTGTTTACAGTAGTTTGTGGGTTAGCCGGTTCTAATGGTTCCTTTTTACAAGAGGTAAAACCGATAACCATTGATACTACGATGAAGATATTTAAAAACCAATTTTTCATATTATTTCCGTTTTAATTTATACAAAGATACGTTTATCTTCCTTATTGGCAAAAAATTCAGACCTAATTTTATAATTTTTAGGTAGGTAATTCATATTTAAATATCTTACCAACTCAGTTGCAATATCCTTATTAATATCAGTTGGTGTGAGGTTACCTTTTAGTTGGTGGAGGCGGCGGGCTCCGACTCCCGCGTCTTGTTCTATTTTAACAATGTCTTCTACATGTTTAGGATAAGATTTTCTAACCTTCCAAACTTCACAATTCCCTTATTTTTAAGTGGTTCGGTTTACTGAGAACTAATCTTCCACTATCTCTGTTAGGGTAGAGATAAACCAGGTTTAGGACTTCTGTTCCTAGGTATGTCCTGACCCGTTGTGTAACCTAATCTAATTAGGCTACAACTTCTGCACCTTCAGTCACGAAGTGACCTACAGTTGCATCTGCGAAAATATCGCCGTTTACAAAATTGGTAGTTGGTTTTTACGAGCCATCTAACAAGTCTCGACATGCTTCTACAGAATCAAACATAGCCAGTCAATTCCAAGTCGCCCCCATAAATCAAAGAACAATACAAATATAATGACTGTTTTTGATTCAGTCAATTAGTAACTACCTAAATTAGCAGCTTTTCTTTGGATTGCGTCCATTTGTCTTTTTAAATCTTTAATTTTTCTTTCATCTTCTGTTGAAAGATTGAATTTAGAGTTAATTAAACTTACCTCACGACTAAGTTTATCGTGTTCTAACAATAAAGCATCAAATGCTTTAGCTTTTTCTTCTCTTGTTTGTGGTTTCATAACATTAATTTTTTATATAAATATACCAAAAACTTCAAGAATGTAAAAAGGTTCTTTATGAAATATGAAGATATTTATAAGTATGGGAACAAACAGTAAAGAATATATAAAATTATATAGAGAAAAAAATAAAGAAAAAATAAAAGAACAGGTGAAACTATATAATGAAAAAAACAAGGATAAAATAAAAGAGTATAACGATAAATATATACAATTATATAGGGAAAAAAATAAAGAAAAAATAAAAGAACTTACTCAGACTTATTATGAGAAGAATAAAGAAAAAATAAAAGAACAGGTGAAACTATATAATGAAAAAAACAAAGATAAAATAAAAGAGAGACAAAAATTATACAGAGAAAAAAATAAAGAAAAAATAAAAGAGAGACAAAAATTATACAGAGAAAAAAATAAAGAAAAAATACAAAAAAGAATCAGTAACTATATTAAAGAACGTAAAAAAAATGATTCTCTCTTTAAATTAAAACATAACACTAAAATACTCATCAATAATATTATCAAAAATCGTGGTTTCATTAAAAAAAATAAAACACACGAGATAATCGGTTGTTCATATGAAGATTTTAAAAAACATATCGAATCAAAATTTGAGTCTTGGATGTCTTGGGATAATTATGGAAAATATAATGGTACTGAAAAATATGGATTGGATATAGACCACATTATACCGATATCGTCAGCAATTACCGAAAATGATATTATTAAACTAAATCATTACACCAACTTACAACCACTTTGTAGTTTTATATGACGGAGCGTAAAACCCACCCATCAGAATGTGGGTGGGATGTAAGCGACCATTAGCCTTGGGTTAAAATATATTGACGTATAGTTTCTGGCGATGCTTCACCAATAGAACAAACAAAGAAACCATCTGACCAAAGTAACTTACGATACCAATAATATTGACGAAGTGTAGTAGGATGTAGTAACCATAACTGACGAGTGGATTCTTGTTTTAATCTACGAACTAATTGTGATATTGAAAGACGAGGTATGTAACGAATTAAAAAATGAATGTGGTTAATATCAGACTCCATTACTTCTATTTCAAAATCTGAATTATCTGCTATGGAGCTGAATATGGATTTTAAATCATCATTTAACTGACCAACTAAGATATTTCTACGATACTTAGTAACAAGAATTAAATGACATTTTAAATAATGTTTTGAACGATTTGTTGAAGTGTACTGTGATTTTTTAGACATACGTAGCGAATATTTTGTGAAACATTTTTACCCGAATACGGAATGTTTTACAAAATATTTGCGGATATTGTAAAAATTATGTACTTTTACAAAAGTTTAGACTATTTAATAGTAGATGAAAGTAATTAATAAAACATATCGGTTTAGGATTTGCCCTGATAAAGAGCAAGAAGTGTTACTAAATAAACACTTTGGTTGTTCCCGTTTTGTCTATAATTACTTTTTAAATGAACGTAAAGAACAGTATCAGAAGAATAAAAAATCAGATAACTATTACGCACAAGCAAAAACATTAACTGATTTAAAAAAGCAAGAAGATACAATTTGGTTAAAAGAGGTAAATAGCCAAACTCTGCAATTTGCTTTACGTTCTTTAGATACTGCTTATGTGAACTTTTTTAGAGGTAACGCACAATTCCCAAAGTTTAAATCAAGGAAACATAAGAATACTTTTACTGTACCACAATTCGGAAAACTTGAAGATGGTAAGATAATACTACCTAAGTTTAAAGGTGGAATTAAAGTAAAATTGCATAGAGAAGTTAAAGGTGAAATTGGTAAAATGTGTATTACCAAAACACCTACTGGAAAATATTATGTTTCCATTTTCACCGAACAACGAATTGAGGATTTACCAAAAACTAACAAACAAGTTGGAATAGACTTGGGGCTAAAAGATTTTGTGATTACGTCTGATAACAAGAAATTTAAAAATAACAGATATACAAAGAAATATGCAAAACAATTAAAGAAAGCACAACAGCACTTATCTCGTAAACAAAAGGGTAGTAATGGGTTTGAAAAACAAAAGCTCAAAGTCGCTAAAATTCACGAGAAAATTGCAAGTTGTAGGTTAGATACCTTACACAAAGTGTCGCATCAATTAGTTAATGAAAACGACCTAATTGTATGCGAAGACTTAAACGTGAAAGGTATGATTAAAAACCACAAATTATCCAAACACATTGCTGATGCAAGTTGGGGTAATTTTGTTACACTTCTTCAATATAAGTGTGATTGGTATGGAAAGGAATTGGTTAAAGTTAATCGTTTCTATCCATCATCAAAGACTTGCGGAGATTGTGGTTGGATAAATCAAGAATTAAAACTTTCAGATAGAGAATGGACTTGTAACTCTTGTGGTGTTGTACACGACAGAGATGTAAATGCAAGTGTCAATATTCTAAAAGAAGGTTTAAAAATACATCGGCAGGGACTGTCGATTACAAAGGTGGAGAGGAAATCAGACGTTAGTAATAACGCACACTCTATGAAGCCCGAAGCCCAACCCATCGCCTTTGGCGTGGGTGGGTAGTTCACAGAAATATGAAGAAATTACTAACAGAAAAGGATAAAATCTTACTATCGGAGTGTAAAAAGTTGTTGAAGGAAAATCCTGCTATCAAAAAACGTAAGTTAACTGTCATTAAAGATTTAGAGAAAAGACTCTATTATATTAAGGTTTGGGTTATAACAGAATCCCAACCATTACATATATTAAAAGGTTCTGATAGAAGATGTTTTAGGGGTAAGAGTTGTTACCACCTTGACCACATATGTAGTATACATGAGGGTTTCAAAAATAAAATACCTCCAGAAATTATTGGTGGTATAAAAAATTTAAGATTTATACCTGCTTTACAAAATATTAATAAAGGTTATAAAGTCACAAAAAATAGGTTACAAGAAACAATTAGGAGGGGTAAAAATTTTAATAAAAAAAATAACATTTAGACCATAACCTATATTTATAAATATGGAATCCACTTATATATACTCCTTATCTAATCCTATTAATAACGAAGTTAGATATATCGGTAAGTCTACAAACATAGAAAATAGGTATAAACAACATATAAAAAAATGTCAAAAAGAAATAACACACAAATGTTCTTGGATTAAAAGTTTACAGACCGAAAATTTAAAACCAAAAATTGAGGTAATTGACACAGTAGAATCAAATGAATGGCAATTTTGGGAAAAATATTGGATTTCACAATTCAAATCTTGGGGGTTTAACTTGGTTAATAATACTGAAGGTGGTGATGGTATTTTATCACATAATAATTTTACAAAACAAAATATATCAGATAGTAAAAAAGGTGTCACGATACACACCGATGATTATAAAAAACTTTTATCAGAAAAAATGAAAAATAATTCTTACACACTAGGTAAAAAACTTTCTGACGAACATAAACGTAAAATAAGTAATTCACAATTAGGTATCAAAAAACACAATAAAAAATCTAAAAACGCTATATCATTAAAAAATAAAGGTGTTAATAACGGTATGTATGGTAAAAAACACAACCAAAAATCATTGGAAAAAATAAGTGAAAGTTCTAAAGGAGAAAATCACCCAAAGGTTAAATTAAAAGAATCTGATGTATTACTCATTAGAGAATATTACAAAAATAAAACATATAACCAAAAAGAGGTGGCTAAAATGTTTAATATTAGTTATAGTTTAGTTACTAAGATTAATAACGGTACACTTTGGAAACATTTGTTATAATCACATAAAGTTTTAAGAAAAATTAAAAGGAAAAAACTATGAAAAAACTGTTTTTACTACTTATGTTGCCCATCCTTTTGGGGTTAACATTTAAACCCACTAAAATGGTGATTAGACATGGTGAATTAACTTTTTACCTAGATAGTGATACCAACACTTTTCTTTCGGTCCATAAGATAAAATATACTCAATTCCTAAAAATAGACGGAGTTAGAAGTGATAAATGGCACAGTGAAAAATATAAAGGTATATACGATAAAGAGGCTTATTTACATTCAGGATATGACTTAGGTCACCTTACTCCTTCCAACATTACTTCATATGATGATAGTTTAAATTATCATTCATTTAGTTTTTTCAATCAGGCACCACAATTAGCTGGATTCAATAGAGGTAAATGGGCACAACTTGAAAATAATGTTGAGGACTCGATTCGTAAGTATAAAACTAACGCTACAATCTATACAGGTGTTATCTATGATAATAAAAAGAAAACATATCTAAACAAATCTAAAATTAAAATCCCAATAAGTTATTATAAGATACTTTCAATTGAGAGTAAAAAATTAATTTACGTTTGGATAGGTTCTAATGTGAATGGTGAGGTAATCTCTATTGATATCAAAAAATTGAATGAGATATTGAAACTAAATCAAAACGATATGTCCTTTAAGTAATATTTATAAGAGTGAAACAAATCATTAGATATCATTTATTAACGGAAGGTAGAGTTGACGATATTAAGAAAAATATCCAAAAGTACCTCCAGAGTTTATTGACAATATTTCATCTAAAGACCCATCAGGTAATAACAAATACCTAGAATGGATGATGCATCACATTTATGGTATTATGACTAGATGGGGGAGATATGATACACCAGGTGAAATTCAAGACACACTTAGTCCGTTCGAACCCAATAAATATTCACATGATTTTAGCGCAGGAGTTAAATATATTGTAAAGGTTGTAGATGGTTTCCATAGAAATGTTGATAGATTAACACCTGAAAGAGTATATGAGGCATTGGCACATACGGTGGGTCATATACCAAGTAATTTAACTATTGTTAGAACAAATGACGGGAAGAATGGAATATGGGAGGCTAAAAATATTAATGCCTACACCCCATACACATTAGGGAGTGTTATTAAATACATTGTCGATAACTACCCGAGTAAGAGTGAGATGGATACTGTTAGAAGAGAACAAACTGTTAACATTTATGAAGATGATTTAATTAAAATTGTAGCCCCTCAATCGTACGCTTCTTCTTGTATGTATGGAGCCGGAACACGTTGGTGTACAACATCAAAACATAAAGGACAAGAATATTTTGACATGTACACGAAAAAAAATATGGCTTTAATCTATTTTATTTTCAAAAAACCACAAAAAGTTAAATCAGTTCACTTTGAAAACGGTGATATTGTACACGGTGTTGGTGATGAAATGTTTAATAAACTAGCACTATATTTTGATATCAAAAAAGGAACTGGGATTTGGTTTGATGAAGCAGATTCTATGGTTGATGGTTTGGGTTTACTCAAGGCTTATATCAGGTTAACCAGTACGAATCCAGATCAGGAGTTTAAAACTATTAAGACTAAACTTAATGAATATCTAGCCTCAAAAGACGAGAGGTCTACACTTAGAAAGATTATTAAACGTGGTAGGATTTAAAGACTAACGTCTACAATAAACTTACCCCTCAATAGGTTACGTCCAATAAGGACAGGGAATTTCATTTTACTTCTATTAGCTAAAGTAAAATTTGTACGGACACTACGTCCATGTACATTAACTAACAAACGGACAACATACCTTTCTTCGGTATGTCCGAATGAACTTTTGATTACTTTCTTACTGTAATCTTTAAAACAAATAGTTTGGTGGTTAGGCATCGTACAACAGATGTGACCATCTTTTTCTTCTATCTTCTTAACACCAATAGATGATGTTGTAGCACCCGTATCAATACGAGCATCAATAGAATCGATACCTACCTCAGGAAATGAAATCACTTCCTCAGAACCAATAATTGTTTTATCTTTCTTCATGATGGTCAACTCCTTTAAATTCTCTTTTACTAAGAATACGAGAAATTTCATCAAAAGAAAAGGGGTCATAAAGTTGTAATAGACTTTCGTCCAAAACCCCCTCATGACCCGTAAATGGTGGTCGGTGAAAACCGTGGTAAAATTTCGTAGTTATTATATAATTGAACTACCGCGGAATGATTACTTCACCAACCGTAATCTCTTTTGTGTAATTTTACTACACTTAAATTTAAATATCAAGAACCTAGAGGAAAATTAATCTCCTAAAAGGTTTTTCTTATGTTTAACCTTACGAGTGTAATCTTTTACACTCTTATGTACTTTATGGCCGGGACGACCATACACACCAGCATCAATAAGAGCTTTTCTGTGAGCTGTCTTTTCAATTCTTCTGAGGTCTTCAGCTTTAATTTGTATGGCTTTCATCTTTTTCATAACAGTACAAAGATACATGATATTTATATAATACACAAATAAATATGGAAAAATTAACTGGAATATATAAAATCACTAATAAATTAAATAATAAAAATTATGTAGGTAGTGGAATTGATATTAAAAATAGGTGGAATTTACATAAATTTAAATTAAAAAATAATAAACACCATTCAGTCAAACTTCAAAGATCCTATAATAAATACGGAATCAACAATTTCGTTTTTGAAATTTTAGAATATTGTTCTAAAGAGGTTCTAATTGAGAGGGAACAATATTGGATTGATACTTTAAATTCATATAATAAAGGATATAATTGTAACCCTATAGCTGGTAGTTGTTTAGGTACTAAAAGAACGGAAAAAACGAAAAATAAAATTAGTAAAGCTAAATTAGGTTTAAAACGTGATGAAATTACTAAAAAGAAAATTAGTGAAACAATGAAAGGTAAAAATACAGGTCGACCATCATGGAATAGTGGTAAAAAAATCTCTAAAGAACATAAAGAAAAAATAAGTAAAAGTTTAAGTGGAAGTAAAAACCCCAATTACGGTAAAAAATTATCAGAAGAAACTATAAAAAAAATGAGTGAAGCTAAAAAAGGTGTTAATAACCCTATGTATAAAAAATCTAAAGCAAAATAAAAAGTTAAGAATTTTTACTTTCTCTCTTATTTTTTATTCTTTTTTCTACTCTTTCAAAGAAACTAGATACCACTAAAAGACCTACCGTAATAAGAATTGGTATGATGTAAATCCCTAACCCACACATAATACCGATAGCACTCGCAACCCAAATAAAGGCAGCCGTTGTAACACCAATAATCTTATCCTCGGTTTTCATAATAACACCACCACCTAAGAAACCTATACCTGTAACAATTTGGCCTAGAATTCTTGATGGGTCAGAACTACCGTCTTGAGACATCCAAAGTGAAGCGGTAGTTAGGATTGTACACCCAACCGTGATTAAAACATTCGTTCTAATACCAGCAACTTTATTTCTAACTTCACGGTCATAACCGATTATAAAACCACAAATTGTGGCTACAAAAATCTTTGGTAGAAAGTACCAAAGAATATCCAATTCTTTAAATACCAAGTCCAAGGTGTTTCTCTGCGTTTTTTAAATAGGTTCTTATATTATTTGCCCCGATAGGGTTGTGGGAATGAACATGCCATAATGGAAGAGGTTGACCTTTCTCTACACAATAGTCAACTAACCATTTAGCTGCATCATAACCTGTTTTTTCTTTAAATTCAGCAACAGATGGGTCAGGTGGATTTTCGTGACCACCGTTCTCAAAATACCATCTAGTATGTTCCATCCCTAAATCGTGGTCGAAACTTATATAATCAGGTAAACCATATTTGTTAATATAATTAACAAATTGATAAAAGTCTCTTACCACAACCCACTCATTTAAATTTGGGTTGGGGTAAATCATATTAACTGTACGTAAATCGTCTAAAAATAATCTCATTTCTTAATCCAAGTTTGAAGTTTAAAACCTTCTAGTTGTTCGTTATAAAAACACTTCCAACCTTCGGTGTATTCAGGGAAGTAAGTGTCACCCTCGTATTCACCATCAACCAAAGATACGTAAATTCTTTGGATAAATGGGAAAAAAATGTTATAAATTTCACCACCACCTATTATGAATACTTGATGTGGGTCTTTTGCAAAGTCTTTAATAATATCCTCAACACTGTGATAAACTAAACAACCATCGGCTTTGAAAGTTTTATCCCTAGTTAAGATAACATTTAATCTTTTGGGTAATGGTTTACCAATTGACTCAAAAGTTTTTCTACCCATTATGACGGTAGAATTTAAAGTCATTTTTTTAAAGTTTTTTAAATCCTCAGGTAAATGCCATAAGAGTTTGTTGTCACCACCTATTAGTCTATTCTTGTCGTGGGCTACTATTGCTGCGAAATTCATATTTTAATTATAATAAACTTCACAAATAAATACAACCCTATATATTTATTATTGATGATTAACTAATCATTTTGGTAACCAGAGAAAATCTCTGTTGAATTATCCCTGATTTGGTCAGTAAGGTAATGAAGTTATTAGAATGAGTTACACAATAACAAGTAATTAAAGTTAAAAAACAAATGGCTAACATTACAAACAAGCCTATGGCCTATATTACGGTCAACAAAGGCAGAAAAAAAATCAAACAAGACAAACACGTCTACTTAGAGAACGGTACTGAATTCGAAATCGAACTTCACAATCCAACACAAACAACAGTTCTCGCAAAAATCTCAATTAATAACACCTTAATTTCTTACTCAGGAATCGTATTACGTCCAGGTGAAAGAGTTTACTTAGAACGTTATCTCGATAACCCGAATAAGTTCAAATTCGAAACTTACAACGTAAACGGTAATACTGAAGAAGTTAAGAAAGCAATCGAAAAGAATGGGTTAGTTAAAGTTGAATTCTACAATGAGGATTTAACACCAAGTAACCCAATTGTTCTTTCAAGTGGTACCTATACAGGTCCAACTTGGCAAACAACCACAAATCCTACATGGACTTTGGGTGACTTTACTTATATTACAAACACTTTAAGAACACCAATCAACGCAATGTATTCTTCAACAAGTGATGCGTCTTTAAGTTTTGGATCATTAAGTACAACATCTACAAGTTATTCAGCTAACGCTAGTAGAGGGATTGTTGGGGCGTCTGCATCAGCAGCTCCAACACCAAAACTTAGAAGTAAAAGTGTAGAAACTGGTAGGGTTGAACAAGGTTCTCACTCTTCTCAAAGTTTCCAAACTGTGAGTAAAAAGTTCCACTACTTCACAACTAACGTTGTTGAATATCAAATCAAACCTACTTCACAAATGTATGTAGACGCTAAAGACCTTAAGAAGGTTGGTCAGTACTGTACCAAATGTGGAAGAAAAGGTAAACCAGCGGATAACTTCTGTTCGGGCTGTGGAAACAGATTCTAATTAAATAAAAAAAGGTTAATCATCAAAGGGACTTTAAAGTCCCTTTTTTATTTATCCAATTCCTTCTCCCATTCAGGTGTATAATCATCAGGGTTAAGGTAAGTGAAAAACTCATTAATACCTAACAATCTGTAATTAGTACCCTCAAAGTTAGTTTTCCAAGTGTTATGGAAGTGTCCGTACAACCAATAGTCAACTTTGTTCTTCTCCTTAAGGATTGCCCACATCTTAGTAACCAAATCTCTTTCAACTCTTAAATCTTCATAGAGTTTTGGGTCGTCCTTAGCAAATTGGTCTACTAACCAACCGAAACCGTGTGTATTAACAGGGTTACAGAAATCGGGAGCCGTATGTGTTACCACAATATCAATACCCTCGATAGTCTTAAGTTTTTCTTCATCTAGAACAAAAACTTCGTCATGCCAATGTAACTCTCTCTCAACACCATTTCTAGCATACTCAAGTTGTTCTCTCATACGAGGTCTACGGTCGACGCTCACAGCCCCACCAACACCAAGAACCTTTTTACCATCAATCTCAACCACATCGTAGTCAGCAAGAAGATGTAAATTATCAAAATGGTTCTTTAAATGTCCATCAAAGAATTTGGGGTTATCGTGATTACCACGAATAGCATAGAGTTGGATATTACGTTCCTTGAGGAATCTGTTCAATAAACCCAAGGTGTTCATGTCATTGAATTCATTAGTGAACCCAATACCGAAGTCACCTACTTGGTAGATTGTACAGTTCTCCAACTTATGTTGTTTAATGTACCACTGTAACCAATTAAAATTACCGTGTATGTCTCCTAGCATGATTAGAGGTTTCGTGATTTTTCCCATTTTTATTGATATTTATAGGTATGATACATGTTAAAAAAAGATGGACTAAAGAAGAAACTAACTTCCTAATAGATAATTATCCCACCAAAGGAGCTTCTTATTGTGCCAAACATTTAGGGTATAAATATACAAAAGTTTGTGGTAAAATACAATCTATGGGGTTAAAAAAGAATAAAAACATAGATATGGGTATGTTTTTAAATATTGAAGATCCTAATTTAGTGTACTTATTAGGTTTGTTATGGGCAGATGGTACTATATATAGATCAACTGTAGTTTTAGAATGTGTTATAGAAGATGCTGATGTCTTTGAAGGTTGTTTTAAAAAAATATGTAAATATAAATCATACATAAGAAATCGTGGGCATAGAACTCAAAAATCTTTAAACATTGGTAGTAGTGATTTGTTTAAATTCCTAAATAAACATGATTATGATAATAAATCGATTGAATCACCTAGTAAGATATTATCAAAAATACCTGAAAATTTAAAACACTATTTTTATAGAGGTATTATAGACGGTGATGGTTGTTTCTATTATAATAAAAAAGGTTATTTAAATCAATTTACCATTAGTAGTAGTTACGAACAAAATTGGTCATATATGGTAGAATTATGTGATAAATTAGGCATTAAAAAATATAGAATAGATACTATCACCAATAAAAAAGGTAATAGTTCTTTATTTAGGGTTGTTAACAAAAAAGAAATAGAAATAATAGGTAATTACATTTATAATAATTACGAAATTGATAATATAGGATTACCTAGGAAATATGATAAGTTTTTAGAAATAATATCCTAGAAAAATTAACATTCTTTTACGTTATAAATTTTTAATAAATCAATTTTACTTAATCTTTTGATTTTAGCGAAAAACTCTATCGCTAATTCTTTAGTTTCAATTCTCGTTTTGATTAATGATTCACCAGATTTATTTACGAGTTTAAATTCTTTTGTCATTACTATCATACTCTAATGTTTTAATATTACAAAGATAGTAAAAAGTTTTTAAATAAAAAAACCCCGAGATAGAATAAAATCAATCAATCGGGGGAATTTTCTGACGAGAAGGGGACTTAAACCCCTTGATGCCTCATTTCGAGTCCTAAGACTAGGGTACCATATAGAACCTTATATCATGAGACCAGCCCATCCGTCAATGGGGCGTGTATACCCTCCACCACTCGTCTAATACAAAGATATAAAAAATGGCAACGGATGTCAAGAAAAATTGTTAAAAAAATTAGTAATCGTTGTAATTTTCGGGGTTTTTTAGTATATGGTTGAATTTCATCCTTAACATACCAGCCAAATCATGACCAATTTCTTCTGTGTCGGGATCATCAAAATACCAATTAACCACAACGTTTGGGAGTGTGTCAAACAGTTTCAATATCTTTAATAAAATTGAAGCTGATTGAATACTGAAATAATCTAAATCAATGTTTATTGTTAGTTTTTCAGTTGTATTATTCTTTATATATGATTCAATCCAAGTAAGAACGGGAGCATAGAAAGATTTAGCATCATCAGGTACCGAAACACCAATCATGTTAAAAGTTAACTCCTTTGGTAGATATTCCATTAAGGGAGTTCTTTCTGTTGCCTTTATCCTTATTGGGACATTCATATAAACTTAAAATCTCTCAAAATCTTCTCAGGTTCAATAGGTCCATCCTTCACCACCCTCCAACCGCCTTCTTTTATTGTTTCAATGACGTGTCTAACGGGGTTTCTCCATGTATTCGTACCATCAGTTATCCAAACCCATCTTTCACCTGAAATCTCATGTATCTCACCTAACTCAATAAGGACGTTATCACCAGTTTCAACAACTAATGCACCTTCCTTTGGTTTCCATTTAGGTTTCTCTCTATGTTTACTAAACCTGCTCACTTAACTTAATATAATCAGTTTTAACCTCATTATCAATAATCTTCAAGTATTCTTGTGAAGTACCTAAAGTGTCGATGAAAATAATACCATTTATTTGACCTATTCTCGGCATCGTTGTATGACCCACAACAAAAATCATATCATCAAGTTTATCATCATCAAGTGATTCAGGACGTACCCATATTGGTGGTTGTGTGATATCATCACCGTAATTACTGAAGTTAGGTCCAACAGTAAACTTAAATTTAGATTTATCTGTTTTGAATAGGTTATTGATAGATTCTTGTAAATTATCTAAATCAATCCCACTATTTTTAGCCCAAGTCTTTGTTACCCCAGCATGAGTAAAAACAAAATTATCATGAACAAATGACATTTGAATTAAACCTTCATCTACAGCCGGTTGTAACACCTCATTGATGTCCTTACTGTAATGCCATTGATAACCTGAATATTGTTCACCGACTTCATTTAAATAATGAAAGTCATGATTACCTAAAAGAAGAACCACTTTATCCATGTTAGCTTTCTTAAAGGCAATGATATCCTTAAAATTTTCTATTTGGCGATTGGCACTATACCCACCACCGTGTGTGTCAAAGTAATCACCGATGAAGACAATTTTGTCAGCATCACTTTCTTTACTTACAACTTCTTTCCATAGAGACCTCCCATGAGTATCTCCGAGTGCTATTATTTTCATATCTATATAATTAAAAGTAACAAGTTACTTATTTTTTTTCATTGAATTAGATATCTTATCTTTAACCCACTGTGGTCTTGGTCCCCTTTTCTTACCTTTTTTAGCTTCAGACATTTTACGTTTTGTTTCATCGGATAGTTTTAACCCACTTATTGGACTCTTTCTACCTTTCATCGCTTTTGAAATATTACTCCTATGTTCTTCGGTAAAAATTCTTTTTTTACCTTTCCTAGCTTCAGAAATTTTATGTTTTGTACCCTCAGATAGTTTATAACCAACAGTACCTTCACCACCTTCTGTTAAATTACAAAGATTATCTAAACCCACTTCATTTATTAATTCAATTTCTTTTTTTAGACATTCACTATTACTATCAGACTCAAATATAATCTCTGGTATTACATACCCACCATTTTTAATAATATGGGTTATTTTATTATATAATTTAGGGTTTTTACTTCTATTTTGGGATTTGCCTTTGGCTATCTGAATATGTTTAAACATTCTGTTACCAGTTCCCTTACCTAAATAAAAAATTTCCCCGCTATCAGATTTTAATCTATATACATAACATTTCATACAATATTTTTATATATAAATATTTAAAGATTAAAGGAAGTATAAAATTTATACTTCCTTTTAACTAAAAAATAATAAATAGTAGCCGCGATTCTGTGCCTATCCATACATTTATCTTTACTCAGTACTACGTTTACGTTTTTGTCTTAATTTGTTGTTCAAACTTGCGGCTTCACTCATTTTTTTTCTAGCTTCATCTGAGAGAATTCTTTTACCGTCAACCAAATTAATTTTTGTTTTTTCAATTAATTTTTGTTTTTGGTTTAGTCCTTCCTCACTCTTCCAATAATCTTTCAATTTTTTTGAAAGTTTTTCTTTATATTCAGAACTTCTTTCAAAAGAATTAATATTACCAGGTTTGTATCGACCCTCAGATATAGCTTTTTTAATTGACCGACTTAAATTTTTTTTGTGTTCATCTGTCCAACTATAATCTTTAACACCCTCTCCACCAGACGTTAAATTCAGTAGTGGTCCAGTTTGTATGTTTCTCCTCCCAATTTCTTTAATTAAGAGAATCTCTTTTTCAAAAACTTCAGATTCATTTTCACTTTCAATAACTTTTTTATAGGTTATTTCTTTGTTTTCCCGAATCATCTGTCTAATTTTATCGAACACAGGTGACTTCATTTTAGTCCTCTTTGCTCTTCTAAAATGTTCATACATTCTTTTTCCAGTACCTTTACCAACGTAAAATGGTACATCACCATCAATTAAGATGTAAACATAATACTTCATAACTTTCTATTTTATCTTTACTTATACCTGAATATAAATATCGATAAAAATCAAAAGTGCCTCTACCCGACCATCAACGACATACAGGAACCCTGTCTACGGTCTGTTTGAGTTGCATCCCATGTTGCGGTGGTACAAACGACACTCTCCGACCGTCCCACAATTAGGCCGTCATATATGTGTCTCCCACCTCCTGTAGAGATGTCGCGAACTTCCTCCAACCTTTCGGTCAGCGTATGGTCCTTTATTACTTAATATCCTTCTCCAACTCGGTTAACGAACGTAAGACCTTCCTTAGTAGCATATTCAGTTAGTAAATCTTCTACAAGGTCTTTATCCATAACCCCAAAGTCAACGGAATAACCGTAAACTTCAACCGTTATGTGTAAGTGTGGTTCAGTTCTCTGAATTAACATTTGGTTATGAAAATTTTAGAAAAAAGAAACCCCACCCACACATTTATAACTATTAATTTAACCCCAACATTGAAATATCTTCTTCATTTAATCCAACTTGTTTTGCAACATTTTTGTTAAATTTTTTAATTTTACCACTTAAAGTAAATAAAACATAAAGAGTCCACAATCCTAATCCACCTAATGTTAAGTAAAAAAAGATTTGTTTACCCATCTGCCCCATACTACCATAAGACCAACCAAGAAAAAGAAATAAAATCCACATTCTACCAGATTCAAGTTTTCTTTCATTGTAAAAACTTAATTTTTCATTTTTGTTGTAATCACTCATAATTTTTAATTGTTTTTTAATTTACCTACTCTAAATCAGTTTTCGGTTTCCCTGTTTTTGTTTTACAAAGATAATAATAATTTTTGATATGTCACTGGGCTAACTTTAATTAAATGATATTTATTAATGATGGAAAATTTATTATCAGAAGGTAGATACGATAAAGTTACAACAGATCTTTCAAGAGAGATTGTTCAAGCTGTTAAACAGGGTAAAAAGAGACT